CAAGATATCAGTCCAAAACGTCTTTCAGCGTTTTATGCAAAATAAAAACCCCGACTTATCGGGGTTTTCGACTGGTACCAGTCGTTGTATATATTAAATTTATGCCCCAGGCAGGATTCGAACCTGTTCCTAAATATACCGATATCAAGGCTTTTACAGCCCATCAAAAGTAAAAATGCACCAAAAGTGCACCAAAATCCCTAGGCGGGTAATACATAAAAAAATCCCCCACGCCGAAGCGCAGGGGATTAATTATAGTACTATTTTGCTGCTTGTGAGGCGGATTCTGACGTTGCTTCGGCATCTGATTGCGCATTGCTATCCAAATTAGCCGCTAACGATGACGCTAAAGTGGCTGCTGAACTAGCCGTGGCTGTGTCACCAACTGCCGCCGCACTAGCTGCTTGACTATACGCGGCCACTACTGCCTGTGACGCTTGGGCTTCGGCTTGACTAGCCGCTGCTGAGTTAGCTGCTTCAATCTTAGCTTGAGCTTCTGCCAAGGCTTCCACGACCGTTTGCTCCGTAGAAGCTAACGTGCTCGACTTGGTCTTGATCGTATTGCCGGTATCTTCCAAAATAGAATTATCCGTAATTGCCCCGACAAAAGCTAGGATTGCCCCCACGGCGGTAATCACTAGCACAACTGCATTAGCGTCAATCTTAACACCAAAGAAGACCGTTGCGACAGCTAAGCCAATAATCAACACGGACCCGATAATCTGGGCCCAATAAGCAGGCTTCTTGTAGTTAGCTTTGAGTGTTGCCTGAATTACATTTAAAAATTTTGTCATTGTTTTTCCCTCCTAAAGGAACTTTTCTGCGATGTAAATAACTAACGTGACGAGCACGCCACTAACCAAGACCCCGATCAACCAATTTTGAATAGTTGTAACGCGGTCGATTTGATGACTAGCTTCAATGGACTTGGCCAGGGCCTTGTCCGCTTTGTCGCCAATATCGTCAACTTGATTAAGCTTTTCTTCGATGTTCTCAACTTTCGTTTTGGTGGCAGCCACATCCTTTTGAATATCCATTAATAACTTAGTTGTATCGTCGTATTGTGCCATTACCGCACCACCAATCGCTGGCCGGGATAGATAGTGGTATAAATTGTCTTTCCATTCTGGCTAGCTAGTGTAGTCATGCTCATACCGTTGCGTTGTGCAATTGTCCACCAGCTGTCACCATACTTGACTGTGTAATACGTATGGCTAACCGACTGACCAGTCACTCGCTTCCCATAGTCGTGACCATTAGTGACACCTAACTTGATAAAGCCATACAGGCCATTTGAACGGGTGTAGCGTGCCCATACATAGTCGTGTTCAATAATGACAGCATTGTAAGTCACACTCTCACCCCTGTAATAGGTAGCCACTTGACTAACTTTGTCGCTATCCGTGTAGCGAACAGCTAGTGTACGGTTAGGATAGAACACCCCTCGCTGGTTGTATTTAACGACCTTAAAGGTGGCCTGAGCATGCTTAACGTTGGCTTGTGCTTTAGCCTTGCTAGCAGTCGTGTAGCCTGATTTAGTAATGCCTGTTAGGTCAACATTGCCGTCTAATCCGCCTGCTTTATACATGCTAGTGAATTGGAAGATAGCCACGCCGTCCATGCTAGGGAACCAGTTGTAATCAGGGCTAGTTCTAACCAAGTAGTCCGGATATTCAGCTAACCATAGGCAATTACCATAGGCTTTAACAATGGCGCTAGTGTTAACATGAGCATTTAAATAGGCCTTGCCGGAGTACAGCATTGGAGTATAGCCAGCCGCTTTAATGAGGGCCATTTGAGCTAGAATGACATTAGTGTTAGCTGTCACACTAGTTGAAGCACCATCCTCATAATCCAACGCCACAATAGACCCTTTAGGCGTCTTAACGCGTGGCAAATAATAGGCCATCATCGCCTTGGCGTTGGTCATATTGCCACCAACCCCGTCCCATAAATAGGTGTGCACCCGTTTACCAGCCTTCTTAGCACTAGCCACTTGGGTATTGTAAGTGGTCTGAGGGATATTAGTACCGCCATAGAAGCCCCCCGCCTGCGAGAATACAAACTTATCAGTGCTGTAGCCGAATGTCCCACTATTGCCTTGAAACTTAGACCAGTCGACCCCTTGGTCACGACTGGTTGAAGCCTGACTGTTTAAATTGACCATTAAAAAGGCCATAAAAATGGCGCCCACCGTTAAGATGAGTGCCTTTAACTTGTGCTTATTCAATTGTCTACCTCCTAATTGGATGCTGTTTCAGAAGCAGTTGCTGTTGCAGAAGTGCTATCACTAGTAGATGCGCTTTCCGAATTTGATGTGCTTTCACTAGCAGAAGCACTATTGCTTGCCTGTGCTGCTTGATATGCGGCAACCGCATTTTGAACTTGTGTCATCTCATCAGCTGTAATCAACGATTTAGCAAGATAGTTGCCTGCATACACAGTAATTAGTTCTGGAGCAATTAAGCCATTATTTAAACTTTCAATTAATGCTTGTGTTAAAAATTTATCTAGGTTCACGATAAACTGCCTCCTAGTGCTACAATAGCTGCTTTTATTTTTGCGTAATCCGATTGAGTCAAAATTTCTGTTGGATTAGGACACCAACCAGTAGCTACACTACCTTTTTCGAGCTTCATATTAGGCAAATTACTTGTATTTAGTACAACATCAATTTTATATGCGACAACCATATACAGTTGAGTTGTTGTGCTTGTTGTTGTGAATGTATAATTTGCAGAAGTTATCCATGGCGCCACATAGGTTTTATTCCCATTAGAATCTAACTCTAACCAAGAGAATTTGAATGAAGTATCACTGATAGAGATTGTGTAAGGAGAGTTAGAGCTTACAGAAATAGTTTGAATAGTTCTAATTCTCTCATTATAACTATTAAATGCAGGGGGGGTACCTGTTGCGTTAGAATAAAGCCAGCCTTGAGTCCAATTAGAAGGAAGATTAGTTAGCAAGTTAGTCCCAACCGCACTATTATTAACCTGCGTTTTAAGCTCAACAAAAGCTGGCGCTTTGGTTAAACCCTCATTATCAACAGTACCAGTATCACCCTTTGGGCCTTGTGGTCCTGCTGGGCCTGGTTCGCCTTGCGGACCTTGCGGACCAGTTGCTCCGGTATCACCCTTATCACCTTTGTCACCTTTATCACCCTTGGCAATCGTGCTTGCGGCTTTATTCAGTTCTTTCACAAAGTCATCGTAAGTGATGGTCGTAATAACCGAGCCATTAGTGCTTTGAATGTTATTGGTAATGGTGAAACCAGTCGACCCATCACTAGGGTAGATTGACGTCCCAGTACTATCAACCACCCATACTTCAATGGCATAACTACCAGCGGTTAGGCTAGTCATCAAGTCAGCATTAAAGTTAACGGTAACTTGACCAGTTGTGGGGTCCGTTAAACTAGTTGGGTCAATTGTGGCTGATTTAAGGTAGCCATTAGCATTGCCCAATTTAACGGTAATTGAAGTAGCATTAGTTAAATCAGTTGCCACATTGTCATTGCCACAAATTAACGTAAAGCTAGTTGTGGTATCGCCAATTTTAACAGTCTGTGGTGAAGTATCAGTAAAACTAAGCGTTTTCGCCATCTTTATCTGCCTCCTTTTCAGCCAACTTGGCATTAAGCTGGTCAATTTGAACTTGTGCCATCGCTAATTGCTGATCCTTAACGGCAATTGCTTGGGCATAGTTACTCGTCAGCTTGTTAATTAAAGCCTGTGCATCGATATTCATAATTAAGCCTCCTGTGTGGTTGTTGTCGTAGTCGTAGTAACTGGCTTTAAAGCTGTTAGACTATCAATCAGCGTGTTTAACACCTTTAATTTAACGTTATCAATACCACCAGCACCTCCAGCAATGGCATTGTTAAACTCGTCCATGGTAATGCTGACCTGTGAACTGATACCTAAAGTGTTAATTTGAATGCTGATTGTCATAATGTTGTTCGTGTAATCTGGTTTATAATTCGTAATCAAAATGCTATCCATTTATTTTGGCCTCCAATTTGTTTAATCTAGCTTCTAGTTCCATGTTGTGACCGTTTAATTGGTCAATTTCCTTTTGTTGTTGCTGAACCGTGGCTAGGGTGGCGTTCAATAATACACTGTCATCCACCCCACTTAGCTTTCCGTTTTCATCACGGGCAATAAATACGTCCGGCAATTGCCATTGCTTAGTGTCGTTTACATCATCAACGATTGAAGACAATCTAATATGGCTAGTATTATCGTCAGATTTATATTGGTATGTTGCTAGGTCGATTGAGTTAACGAGCTGTGCCCAATAAGCTGTGTCAGCCTTTTTAACGTCCTTTTTAACGCTTAGCAGGGACGATTTAACTAAGCTAGTATAGTGAACAGCACCGGCATAGATGTCGGCGGCACCACCTTTACCCATTGCAAAGTGAATAGCTTGGTTATCAGCACTGGTAAACGTATGGCCGGTGTTAATTTGGAAGTTACCAATATCTAGCTCACGATTAAACTGGATGACATTTGAACCAGCACTATCAATCCCAAAGTTAGCAATGTTACCACCTGAGTTTGAAACAATCCGCCACCATGTTGCATTGGGATAGCCAATTATATTACCGTAGCTATTCATGGTAATTCCTGTGGTTTGGTTTTGGTCAGTCCCGCTGAAATTAATAGCCTGAGTTGATCCGTGCAAGCTTAAACCAGTGGAAGCATCTAGTATTGCATAGCCAGTTGTTTTTAGGCCGGTTGCGTCAAAGTTGGGGTCTTGTGCGGTTGAATAGCCTTCTAGTAATACTAATTGACCCGCACCTAGTGAAACGTCAGCCGCTGAATACATACCACTAGAAAATGGGGTCATACCACGTAAATTAGTTTTTACCGTCCCGTCCTTTATGACAGTTCTTAGTGCGGCGGTCTCGTTGGCAATTGTTTCAAATGAGGTACTAGTAACCGAACCATCTGGTGAAAGCGTTAGCGGATAACTAGTATTGCCATACTGATTTAGCTGTGTACCAGCATTGATAGTTTTACCGTTTAATGTCCCCGTGATATTCGCACTAGGAATAATAACTGGGTTTTCCGTATCAAAGTAAATAGTTTTACCAGATAAGGTTAGTTGACCACTAGATGATATTAAGGTGTTACCAGCCTGTAAGTTAATCTCGTCAATTAAGTCACCCTTTGTAACTCGCAGATTAATGTCATCACTTAACTGCGTTATCTGTGTCTGCGTAGCTTGGTCTTCTGGCGCAGGTGTCCAATTAACTTCTTTTGAAGACTCAGAAATAATAAAGTTGCTAAATGCTACATTACCAGTAGCAAAGTTAATCCTTGGGGAAACATGTAAATGATTACCAGTAGTTGTAATAGTAACAGATACGTGCTTTGTTCCATTAACTAGACTGTCTTTAGCGACATTTTGCCAGTTGCTTCCACTATCATCACCGTCGAACTGCATTACGAACTCGCCAACACCAGTAGAAGATGACACATCAAATGTTACTGTTACTACAGTTCCAAGTGGTATTACGCTCGAAAACTGGTAACCAACTTGCCATTGATTATCTGTGTTTTGACCAATAAATGTTATTGGCGTAGCTGTTCCTAGCGCTAGGTTACGATTACTTATCGTTAGGTTGTTAAAATCAACAGTTGATACTTTGCTGGCAATCATGCCGTCAGTTTGTGTCTTGTAGGTTTGAAAATCACTAGATTCAACCTTGCTAGCTATTTCCTTAGCAGTTGTGGCTTGGTAGGCTGAGAAGTCACTATTAGCTACCTTTTGAGCTATCAAGTCAGCTGTTTGAGTTTGATAGGTTTCAAAATCACCATTGTCAACTTTCTGCGCAATTTGACTAGCTGTCTGCGTTTTGTAAGTTGAAAAAGCGCTATTACTTACTCTATCCGCTATTTCACTAGCCGTCTGTGTCTTGTCAGAGGCGTACGCTGAGTTAGAAACCTTAGCATCAATCAAGCCAGCAGTCTGCGTTTTGTACGTGTTAAAGTCGTTAGACGACACCTTACTATCAATCGACTTAGCGGTTGTAGCTTGGTAGGCTGAAAAATCACTAGTAGCTACCTTTTGGGCTATCAAGTCAGCGGTAGTTGTTTTATAAGTTGAAAAATCACCATTGTCAACTTTCTGGGCTATCTGACTAGCTGTCTGAACTTTGTAGCTAGCATATTCCGAGTTAGCAACTTTGGTGGCCAGTCCATTTTCTAGGTCAGCAATCGTTAGCTTGGAACCGTCTTTGAGGTCTGTCACTGCTTGACTAGTTACTTTACCATTATCTATTGCTGTAGTTGCTTGGCTAAAGGCATTGTCAGCCGCACTTTGAGCCTTAGCAGTAGCTGTAGAGTTGTTGTTTATCTCAGCGCTAGCTTGACTACCAACTGCTTGAGCTTGGCTAAACGCATTATCAGCTGTGCTTTGAGCTTTAGCGGTAGCTGTAGATTGTACAGCTATCTCTGAATTAGCATAAGCATAGGTGCTATCAGCGGCCTCTTTAGCAGCGTTAGCTGTAGACTGTGCAATTAAAGCAGCGCTATCAGCATTTCCTGCCTGACTAGCCGCATTATCAGCCGTGTTTTGAGCGTTGATAATTTTGATGCCATCATCGGTTAGAATGACTTGAGTTGCATTAGATTCAGCCATTTATAATCCCCCTTTCTAATCGGCCGTGTTATCATTTTCGCTGATCGTCCCCTTATCAATCACACTAGCTGCTGACCGTTTTATCATTGGAATGGTATACACCTTTTCACGTTCCATTGGAGCCGGATTAATTAATAAGGCGTTGGTATTAAAAGTAAACAGCATATAAGGCTGACCGTCTTGATAAAATACGTTACAAGTTTCAACTTCACGGTTTTCATCGGTCAAATTAGGAAAATCTAGGTCATTATCCAGATAAACCTCAAACTCGGTGCCTTTATGCACGACATTTAAAGCCCATACTTTATGTGGATCATCGTTTGTTTCTTGACCACCACCGGCCGCAACGTAAAAGTAAGGGAAGTCTAAACATTCCGATTGATAAGTGTTCTTATTAAAATCAATCCCATAATCAGTGATATTAAAGTTGTATAGCACGTTGTAATTTCCGGCTAGCAGGTCACTAGCTTTGAGAATGTCAGTGCTACCATCGTTATAGCCAATTGAGACCATATCATGTTGACGGTCATAGTTAATACGGCCATACCCTTTAAGGGGCACAATCTGTTGAACTCGTTTATCGGTAGGCTGTAAGGTAACTCCAGCTACATAAGGAAACCGTACGAGAATGTAGTTGTGGTCATTCTTCAAGCTCACAATGTTCCAGATATAGACCGTGTTATTAACTTCCTGTACGCCAAATGTCCCACCATGTTGCCCATGAACTTGTAACATCACCGACTGCACGGCAAACTTGCTATCCTGTAAAGCAAACATGGTATCACTAGAGCCACTGTCATCGCGAGCACGACTAGTTATATATTGCCCATTGCTTAACCGTGCCATGTATTGAGTGGCTGAATGAGCTCCATTATCGTCGGGACCATAGACTCCTAAATATCTGATCCCAGTGGGGTCTAGCTTAATTTCCGGGTCATCTTGGATATAGTCAGCTTCAATCGTGCCGTGCAAGGTACCGACAGCGTTACTGCCCGCATTAATTAAGTAGCCCGTTTGCTGATAGCTGGTGTCAACCGTGCCATCGGTATTATAACGGCGCCAGATAAAGCCCTTGCTGTCAATGTATGATGAAATATTGGTGCTACCTTCCCAAGCCTGTAAGATTAAGCGCTTAGTTTGGGTGGTATCAGTGAAATTGTTACCGTCAGGCGTTAAAGCGACCGGTTTAATCGAACTAGCGTCCTTCTTAGCTTCATCAACCGCCTTACTGAGTGCATTTTGATACTGCATCATCCATGCTGGGGTGGCTGCTTGAACAGTTGTATACTCACCAAAGCCAACTGTGTTGCCATAAGGGTTAGCAAAGCTGATTGTCCGTTGAATAACCCGTCCACTGGCGTCTAATACTGGATCAATTAGCTCATCTTTAAACCTAATTGTGGCTCCTAATGGTGGATTAAAGTTAGGTGTTACATTAACCTCATAGTAAGTCCGAGGGTGGTTGTACAGTTTGAGCATATCCTTAGCCCATGACTTTAAACCGGCTGAGTTACTAATCTGATTAGCAGTAACAATGGCTTCATAGTACAGGCCGGATTGCCAATCGGGGTTATATTTCTGGTTGGCCTCATCATCAACGATATAGGGCTTACCATCATTGACCACTGCGATCGTGCTACCGTTGGCCCCGTATGGAATCAATTTAGTGACAGGTGTTGATACCGTTGTCCGTTTAATACTAGTCATGTTTTTACCGAATACAGCCTCGTTATAGACCACGTCAGCATTGAGCTTGTCAGTAATGACACACACCTTTTTCGTGATGTTCCCTTGTGAGTCAATCTCAACATAAGGGTCAATTTCAACGTTATAAGTCTGTATTAGCGTCTGTACTAATGTACTAGCTTTCGTTTTACCATCAATGGTAATTGTTGGGGTCATCACATTAGTAGTCTGATAGTCTAGCGTCCAGCCAGTGGCATTAAAACACTCATTAAAAGCTGTCTGAATCGTGCTTGCACTAGCTGTAGTAGCAATAGGATAATGATGAGCTAAACTGTACAAGCATAAATTAGTAAAGTTAGCCGTTGTGACGTGTTTAACAGCAGCGGTATTGTTCTCTTCCACACTGTATATGTGCATAACGTACCAGTGACCTGATAGCTCGTCATAATAGGCTAAGTTGTTACCAGCCACCATCTTGTCTGAATCAGGTTGACCTTGAAGCACGTCTAATGAGCCTTGATGGTCGAACTTCTTAGATTGGGCATTTAGGTTAATCGTGCCATCAAACGTGTCATTAGTACCCACATTAACGTCATCATCATAGCTAGTGCTAGTTGTGTCTGAGTCGGCTAGTTGAATCTTGATACTGTCGTTTGAAAACTTAGTGGCACCATCAACAGTCAGGGTCCCAATCCGCTTTAAATTCGAATCTAGGATTAAATACTGGTTATTTAAAGCCATCTGTTAACCTCCTTGTTTTAGTTATGTAAAAAGGCCACCCTTAATTGGGAAGCCTTTAAAGTGTTGCTATAGTAATCTGGGTAGATATTTAAGTGTGATTTGTGCGTCATCTAGGTCACCAATCATCGTTAGGCTATTAACCCCCGGACTAAGCTTGGGATAATCAGTTGACCAGATTGGACTAGCTAGCTTACCGCCCACCGTGGTGCTATCAGTTTCACAATTTAGCACAATCTCTTGACCAGCATTAGCGACGTACTTAGGCGCGTCCTGAGCCACGTCATTAACTTGGTAAATGTTAAGGCTGGTGATAGATAGATAAGGGTTCTCATAGCCCACCTTTTGGTCATCTTCGGTAATTGAATGCTTGAAGAACACTCCACCGATACCACCTAAAGCAGATTGATAATTTGAATCCCTATCAACAAACGTGCCGTGAACAATTAAAAATCGTTTAGGGTCTTTACATGGTTGACCGTTGTGACTACCACTGGTGTAGTATTGGGTGATTGACCAGCTAAACACCTTGCCATTTTTGATTAAGTCGAGTTCTAGCCAACTAGTGCTTAGCGCCGACTTCTCTTCTTTATTGACCACAGTTGTATACTTGTTAACCTTTTGCTTAATGGTCTTAGTTGTCACCTTCCCATGCTTATTGCGTGATCGTTTAACCACTGTCTTAGTCGTGGTGCCCGTCTTAATCTTGATTTTCTGGTCACGACCATTGCTAGAGCTACCTGATGGTCCTTTACCCATAAATAGGGTTTGATGTTTACCATCACCGCCAGCAAAAGCACCACCCGGCTTAGTGATTTGTAAGTAGCACGTTGGTGTGCCACCTCCACTACTATCAGCTAGACCAAATCGGCCTATCGTAGCCCCATTAGGGTCTAACAACAGGACTTCCACACGCCCCATCGCACGCCCGTTATGAGTACCTGAATGCTTAATATGGTGGATTCTAGTCTTAACTCGATAGTTAGTCAGACTGTTAGTCATACCGGTAAAACGAACACCGGGGCCATACCAGTCTGGTTGATGCGTACCATACTGTTTAGACCCATTAGCATACTTGACCATTAATACTTGGGTATCTCGGTTACTATCAGCTTCACCTTGATAAGTGTACTTGCCAGCGGTCTTCATCTGAGCAATCGAATTGGCATCATTAGTCCACTCAGCCATCGTATTTAATACATCACTGTTCACAACTTGCGTGTAAGGCTGTACTGCCACCGCTTGGTCTTCATCACTATCAGGACCTAGTCCATATTCGCCACCATTTAGGGTAAAGCCAATGTGCTTTAAATCCCGCTTAGGCACGACTTGAATAACCGGCTCTGTTCTAGCGGTACCATCAACAGTAATCGTATTTAAGCCGTTTTTTAAGGGTGTTTCAACCTGTGGCAGAGTTGCCCGTGGGTCGGATTGCACAAAGGTAATCGTTAGTGTAGCGTCCCACGCCCCCTGGTTAATGAACTGTGGATCGCTAATTGCAGTAATATGCCCCCAGTAAGTCACTTTGGGTTCAAAGCCAAAGACTAGTGGGTACTCTTTACCATTATCACTTGGATCATCACTTAGCAATAAGCCGCTCAAATTATGCATAATCTGATTGTATTTGTCCTGACTGCCACGAGCGATAATAGTTATTGGAATACTGATTGTCCGACTAGTATAGTCCATACCATTAAATTGATTACCATACATGGCGGGGATATCGGTTGCTTGTTCGGCCATGGCTGGTGCACTTGGCAGTGTTACTGCTCCCATAACGGCTTGCAAATCATTGCGGCTATTTAAGCCAGCATATTCAAAATCATTTTTATTCAAAACAGACAATTATATCGCCATCCTTGTTTAATTTTAACTATGTAAAAAAGAGCCTTCTAAGGCTCTTCAATATATTAATACTAATACCCCATCATTTGACTATATTGTGACGTCTTCTTGGTGTTTGCCTTGACCGCATTAACCACGTCAGAGTTGGCAACAACTGCTTTAACATCTCCTTGGCCAGTGACCAAAGCATCTAGTGAAGCTATAACCCGCTGTTTGAATGCTTCGTCGGAATCAATCTGGTTGTTACCGGTATTTATCACATTAGCGCCATCTTGAGCTCCGAACTTAGCCATTATCTGTTGCATAATTTGGTAAGCCCTTGAACGCTTAGATAAGTCCATCGGAACTATGGCTTCTGGCAAGTTGCCTTCAAACAATTTGTAAACGCCCGCTTTGTTTCCGAAACCACCATTCTCAAATCCTTTAATATAGCGATAAACAGCTGACGCCTGACTTTCACGAAGCCCACCGGTGCCGTTCATAGCACCGCCTGATTCCCACGTTGCAAAGAATTTATATGCGGCTTCTGTTGGATTGGTCATACGTAGAACAGATTTTAACAAACTACTCTCACCGGGCTCGTTAAGAGCGTAATTAATTTGGCCAGCAGCTGAGTCCCATGCGTATCCATGTTTTCTAAGCCAGTTTCTTAACGCTGTTTCACGAGTGAACGTCCATTGCCCCAACCCAGTACCATGATCAAGTGGATCAATAGCAGTAGGGGTCAAGTTTGATTCGATAACCCAGTTTCCTAGAACACCGGCAATCCCACCATTATTTGAAGCGGGATAGCCATGTTTAAATGCTCTAGCCAATTCTCGTGCACGGGAAGCAACACTACCGGACAGCTTAATGTTGCCAACTCCTCCACCGAAGTTGTCAGCTAAATCAGAAATAGCTTTCGCAAATCCCTTTAAAGCTCGGTCAACTAGTCCTTTGCCTAAATCATGACCGATTGAACCGACTCCTGGAGTTTTGGTTGGATCAAATGTCTTTAAAGCCATTGACTTTAAAGTTTTCAATGGGTGAGTTATCTTAGACAATGCGTCCATTGCTTTATCACTAACGCTGTCGAAGATAGAAGTAGCACCGTTCTTAATTTTCTTTAAAAACGACGCGATATCAATAGTGCCTTTAGCATAGCCAGGAAGCGTATGCCCTAGGCCACCGTTAAAAAGCTTAGCAGTATCACCAGCATTAAGAATCTGATCACCAGGTTTAACATTAACCACTTCAGCACCATTCATACCCAGAAATGACACTTTCCCATTGTCTCTATCAATTTTAGCCTCGACACCGCCTTCACCAACTAAAGCTCTAGCAGTGCCAACAATACCGCCGGAAGCATAAGCTCCCATCGTTACTGGAGTATAACCTGATGGATAAGCACCAACATTGATTGGTTTAATACCAAATCCTTTAACTAGATTACTAAAGAAACTAGTAATGTTTTTCCAAATACTATGAATACCGGAGCCTTGCTTATCGGCAGCTTTCATGGAGCCGTTGGCTTGCTTAACAGCATGCCCCAAAACACCTTTTGACTGTGACTTGGCCTGATCAACTACCGAACTGTTTTGATCCTTAGCATGTTTAACAACTTGTGATCTTTGCTTATCTGCGTCATCAGTAGTGTGCTTGTACTGACGATCCGCATGTTGTTCAGTTTTGTTTTCCTGCTCTAAAGCGTTGTCAATTGACTTTTGTTTTTGGTCCTTAGCTTTACTAATAATAGCTGCACGTTGCTTCTCGGCATACTTAGAATTACCAGAATATTGATTTTTAGCAGCATCAACTGTTTTACTATACTGGCTCTTTGCTTGACTGATTGCCTCGCTAGCTTGTCTTTCAGCTGCTTTTATAACCTTATTGTGTTGCTTTTCAGCCGCAGAAACACGATCTTTATATTCTTGGTTTGCCAGTGAGACTGTCTTTTTGTACTCTTTATTCGACTGTGAAATAGCATCATTTGCTTGTTCACGAGTGATTTTCCCCTTGCTCTTGGCAAGATTTCTCAAAATATCATTCTGCTTATTAGCAGCTGACTTTATCTTTCCCGTTAAAGTTGTGTGTAAACGGGCTTCTTGTGCAGTAGTTTCCGTTGCACTTTTAATCCGGAGTTTATCAAGAGCGGCTGACTTTTTGTTTTCTTCAGCCTTAATAGCTGCTTTCTTTTTAGATATGTCTTTCTGAACAATAATCGAGTTGGCGCCAAACCGTCGTTCGTCAGATGCTATTTTAGCATCCCAGCTAGAACTAGTTTTTCTCTCACTAGCATTCCATTTACTAATAATACTTGCTTTTTGCTGCGCATAATACTTCGCAATAGCGTTGCGATCAGAAGCTGACATTTTTTCAAAACGATTTGTCTCACTATCATTCTTTTTAATTGAAGCTAATTGCTTTTTATACTCCGCATTGGTTAGCATACCTGCTTTATGAAGTACGTTCACATCATTTAAATCTTGCTTCTGCTTTTTAGAATAATAGGAACTATACGCCTTACTTAGATCACTCAGTGAGTGCTTAGTGGACTCTGTCTTAATCTTGGGAGCTTCAATGCTCTTCCCTTTTAGCGCATCACTAATTCTTTTAACAATCGTATTTGCAGTTTTGGTACCACCAACACCATCACCAATGCTTGCTCCTAACATTGCTCCCGCAGCTGTTCCTGCTCCCGGGATAACACTCCCAAGGGCTGCACCAATGCCGCCCCCGATAAGTGTTCCAGCTGTTTTACCAGTCGCTTTATATTTATCAGACGCCTTACCGGAGCTAACTGCTTTCGCAATGCTACTACCAGCGTCCCAAGCAGTCATGGCTAATCCAGCACCATTGATAATCCTTGTACCAATTGTTCCTCCTAGCAATGACCATTTACTGCTTTTAGCAATTTTTTCAGTGTTTTCCGCTTCAACTGATATAGAGCTTAAATCAGCGCCTATATTCCCAGCCTTTTTACCTTTAACTTTCCGATAACCAGTTCCAATATTGTCTTCACTGGCCGTACTTAGTTCAGCATTAGTTTTAAGAACCGCGTTTTGTTCTTCTAAAGCTTTAGTTTCTTGTTTAATCCCTAGAACTTTTTCAGCCCAGCTAACAGTATCACTGATTTTTTTAAAAGTTGACAGAACTGAACTAGTCTCTTTGACGGCTTTACTTGTTAACCACCATGCTGCTCCAAATTTTGCAATGGTTTCTGTGTGCCCACCAACCATACTGAGTAATGGTTTTAAAAGTGCATTGGTTATTTTAAGCGATTCAATTAACGTTTCAAAGCCCAGACCACCCAAGTTTTTGACAGTTTTGAAGAAATCAACAATTTCCGGAGCATTTTTGGCAATAGAGTCAGAAGCTTTGGTGACACCCTTGGCCAAGTTATCCATTGCATCATTCATTGCTTTTGGTGCTGACTTGACATCAAAGGCTTTAGCAAAAGCTTTAGTAATCGTGCTAATGCCCTTTTCTGCCGCCACACCGACCTTGCTAAACTCCTTGTCAGTCCGTTTGTCAGATACCCATTTTGAAACTGCGCCATAGATTGGATTTTGAGCGGTTAAAATCGGCTTTTCAATGTCACCGATTAAGGCCGGAACACGTGCCTTGATCGTTCGTTCCATACCAACCATCGTATGTAACATGTTGTCGGCGGCTTTATCGTATTTTCCAGATCCAAGTTGATTAAACGTATTTTCAATATCTTTAGCAGATATTTTTCCTTCTTTAGCCATCTCACTCAAATCAGCAACTGTTACCTTACTACTTTTGTGAGTCTTTTGGGCGTTCGTCTCTTGTTGAGCAGCATATTGCGAGTTAACCTTAATAGCTTGCTTAATTTCTGCATTAGTCACTTTGTGCCCACTTGCAATTTGCTTGCTAAAAACTGTAAATTGCTGGGCACTGACAATACCTTTTTGACGATATGTTTCTAGGTCAGATAAACTATTATTTGTTCCATAATGCATTTCTTCAAACATCAAGGTCATTTTTTTGTTATAAGCACTTACGGCTTTAGCAGCACCTTTACCTGTTGAAGCAGCCGTATCACCCGTCTTTTTCAATCCAGATTCATACTTGGCTAATTGTTCACGGAACATCGGGAAATACTGGCTAATTTGGTTTAACATACCAGCATTTGCTTTTCCCCGTGACAGACCGTTAACCATATCTTGGGTAACCGCCTGAATTTGTTGGCTATCTAAACCAACAGCGTCAGACATGTTCAGCATGGATTTGGTTAGTTCATCTGATTCTTTTTTATTGGAATGTAAGTGATAAAAGCCTTGCTCTAATTCATTTACAACATCTACGGCTTGACCGGTCTTAACAGATAAGTCGTTGATTGTTTTAACCATTGCGTTAGATTTGCCAACAGTGCCAGTCAAAGTCAGCCAGGTGGCCGTCATCTTTTGCTGCTCTTTTTCATATTCCATACCAGCACTAATAGCTTCGTGAATATGTGAAGTAATTGATTGAAAAGCGCTCGTAATACCACTGGCAACTAAATGAGCACCCAGAATTTTGCCAAATAAATGATTGGCCTTATCTGCGTGCTCGTTTACTCTATTTAGCTGGCTAATGACTGACGTTAATCCTGACTGTGGCTTTTTGCTTAATTGCTCATCAAGCTCTTTCATCTTAGTCCGAGTTTGGGCAATTTTAGTGCCTAATTCGTTCACTCGAATAGATTGTTGCTTATATGCATTTGAGCTTTCGCCACTGACCGATTTAATTCTATTGAGCTCTTCGTTTTCTGCTTTTAATTGTTTATTAAGGTTATCATAGGCCTCTCGCAAGCCATTAGATTTAGCCTTATTTGCTTCCAACTCATTTCCTTCGGCCTTAAATCTCGATACTAAAGCAGCCATAGACCCTTCAATTAGTTTGCTCTGCCCACGCAAGTTTTCCATATTTTTTAAGTGGGTTTGCTCTGGTGAATTTAGACTATTCAGTTCTGACTTGGATTTTGCTAACTCAGCAGTGAGTTCACTAACTCTGATCTTTTGTTGTTGATATGATTCAGCAGTTACCTTGGAGTCTTCTGACATTTTTATCAGCTGATGTGATTCAGATTCATAAAGAGCCTTGAGACTTTTTATTTTATCTTTAAGGCTATCTTTTTGACTTGCGAGTGCTTCGTCTTCTTTACCTTCAGCCTTTAATTTGGCAATATAATTAGCACTTATTTTATTTTGTGCTTCCATGGCGTCCTTTAATTGTAAGACACCACTTTTTTGCAGATCAAGTGACTTCTGTGCTCGTTCTTGTTGCCCCTCTAAACTGGCGATTGAGTGCTTGGCAGCGTTAATCTGATTTTCATATTTAACATAAGCTTCTCGGCCTTTTTGAGTGGTTTGGTCTAATCCGTTTTGCTCGCTTTTGAGACGCTCAATTACTAATCGTTGTGCTTCAATAGCTCGGCCAGCATCTTTGACTTTACCCGCATAAGCCGCCATAATACCTTCACCCGAACGGATTTCAGCAAAGTTAGCTTGCATACCAGATTTTAGTAATTTTGCTTCATTCTTTATTTCTCGCAACGTGCGAGTCATGCCACCATCGTCCATGTTGATTGCGAATTCGTAGCCTTGAATTTTCTCTGTTGCCATACTTTGCCTCCTTTACAACGCACCGATTTGACGTGCTAATTCGAGCGGATCTTGAACACGGTCTTTACGTGACTTGGCATTCAATGCTGTTTGCATTTCACTAAATGAGCTTTGATAAAAGTCACTAGGCAATATGCCTTGTGAAATCAATTGATTAGCGATGTAATCGATATCCTGAATAAAATTATCAAGTTGCCAAATCATTCTGGCTTTGGCAATTTTGGGTCTTCTTCCTCTTTCTGATCGCTGCTGTTGCCTACAGATGGTAATTCTACTCCCAAGAATTGTTTTAAACAGTCATTAAAGAAGTCGTATTCGTCGCTAACCGAAAATTCCATGGACATGACACGTTTCTTTTGCGAAGCATTTAGTTCCAATAAATCACAGGTCGTTTCAGCCACAACCTTTGCAAGCTTAGGTGTTAATTCGACTACACCTGTAATGCTGTCCTCAGTTTCTTCAGTAGTCTTGATGAACTTCTTATATGCTTCGGCCATTTTTTCAACATTTTGACCACTATCAATCAACGTATACTGCGTGCCCGTCCCAATTTTCTTGCCATCAAATTTAACTGATTTTGCCATTATTTATATGTCCCCTTTGTGTATTGTTTATTATCATTTATTGTGAACCCGTGCTTAGAATGCGCTTCTCAGCATGTTTAAAAGCCGCCCCTAGCGGTATTGTGGATTTATTTTAGGCGACCATAATTATCATTTATTACTGGTTGGTGCAGATGAGTCACTATCAGTTTTACTAGTCTGTGATCCTGTGTCAGTTGTAGCTTTATTGACCACTGGTGCCGTTACTCGCGTTTTTATAAAACGTTTGTCCAGGGAATACAGCGTCAAACATCGCTTGCTTATCAAATTTAGGATCTGACTCAGCATATACCTTGTATGGTTGGCCGCTGAAATTATCATAGTTCAAGGCGGTAAATGTCAAATTATCATCGTCACGAGTTTCAGCTGTATCCGTGTTTGTTTGAATGTTCTGGCCAGCTTCGTTAAAAATCCCACGACCAAAGCAGAAATAAACAGCAGTACGTGTCACTGGTGAACGTGACTCAATAATAAGGCCAGCTTCAACGGGTGTGTCAGAATCAATGTAACCACCTTTGCCATCTGATACCCGGCCTAATAGTTTTTGCTTGACAATGAAATTAATTTCATTTGCGTCGATTGCCACTGACGGTGCCGAAGGTGGATTAGAAACGTCCACAACTTCATTGTTGCCAGTAATCTTAGATACCGTCCCAGATAGCCCGGTAATGTTAGCAGTCTTAGTACCCAAGTTACCGTTTGCCTTGCTAGTATCAATTTGATAAACACCCGTCGCTGATAATCCTTTATCCGCATCAATAACTGTTGAACCATCAGTATTCTTGATGCTGGTGTATAACATATTTAAACCTAACGTTGCCATTTAAATGGCCTCCTTTATATAATTAAATTTCAAAGTGTTCGTGATGCTTTCTGAATCTGGTGTTAATGTCTGGCCAGCATCGCTATAACAACGAATATCATTGGTCAATAGCACTTGTTTTAACCCGGCTTCGATGGCATCCATATCGCCCAAGTAATCTTTAGGATAATAGAGCTGTATCTGAGCTTGCTTCGTCGATTGGAATGGAATCCCGTTGCCATAATCTTGACTACGCTCAGGTAACCCACTGATTACTACAATAGGCTCGTCAGTTGAAGTATCGTTAGTTGGAATAAAAAAGCTATGGATATGTTCCACAGCTAGTTCTGGTATTTCATTAATATTTGCAACAATTATGCCTTTAATAAAAGCTACCGGCGTCACTTGCCCACCTTCTTGTCCATAGCAGTCTTTAATTGTTCAACAACTGCCTTGCCAACTTGGCCTTTTGCTTCACGCTGAGTAGTCTCCCAAAAGTGTTTCCCGGAAACATGGCTGTGCTTGGAACCATTACGGTCAACGACGTCCCAACCATCATTTTGAAAACGTGCAATGTACCCTTTTTCACCTTTGGCTGTAAAGCCAACGTTAACCGAGCCATTAGGATGATCTACAGCAATTAATGAATCACGTAGATGTACTTTTTCAGCATGACCATGTACCTTGCGTAGTTTTCCTACGGGAATTTTAGGCTTCATAATTTTAATGAACTTATCTGCTCCAGCCGCATTAGCTTTAAGCTTCTCTTCACGTCCAAAGCCTTCCGCCATAGTATCTAAAATATGTTCAAATGAGTCTGCATGCTTAATCTCATTCGCCACGCCCAATCACCACCTTATGACAAGTTATGAGGTCAAAACCATCTGGTGGCAAACCATCATCGTAAGCCACATCATCAATCTGGTAAACATCCTGATGATTGCGTCGTAATTGCATGCCGGTAGCTATTTTTCGATTATGGCGCACAAAGTAAACGGCATTCTGTTGTGAGGTGTCACCATTTAACGCTAATCTTTGCTGAAACGACAATGACCATTCGCCGGCGTACAAACTGAATTGAGGGACAAAATCAGTAATGGGATTACCCGTATTAGGGTTAACTTTTCCAATAGCTACCTGAGTCCCAAACTCTAATCTAAAATTCATTCGTGCAGGATTAATTGCTTTCGTCATTTGTCCCTACCTCATATTGCTTTTGACTGTACAATCCTCTTAGTTGGCCAATGATTGAGTCCACGACCAGATTAACCGGATTAACAGCAATAGCCGTAATCGATGTTCGATAAGTCCAATATGAACCAGCTAAGGCGTAAATGGCCGTTTCAAACAGGTCTTTCACGCCTTCCATTTCATAGAACCCTAGAACACTATTGTCGTCCCCAATGGCCTGTTTAATGTAGCTAGTGGCCGCAGACAAGTAGCCTTTTAGTAACTCGTCATCATCATCACCATCAATTCGCAAAGATGATTTCAATGTTTCTAAATCAGCTGCCACTTAAATCACATCCTTACTTAGCCGCCCAGATTGTCACTGTACTGTGTATTTATTGGCGACATAGTTGGCTAATTACTTCCCGTCAGTCGTTGTAGCAGCGCTCGCCGCAAAGTTAGCCGTTTGATCAGCAATCTTACTGAACGAACCGGCAACAAAGGCCTCTGTATCAGTAGCTTCAACATCAAAACGATCAATTACACGAATCTTAGTTTGATCCTTTTCAAAGGCGCCAGCTCCGATATTAGTCGTTAACAATGACGCATTTTCTCGGTCAAATAAAGTAACCGCTTGTGATAAGTCACCATAATACAATGGATAAACTGGTGCCGCTGCTGTCCCAGCATTGGGTAACCACTTGTCAGCTACCTCCACAATCCGCTTACCACGAATTAAATACCGATCAGGTTGTGTTGGATCTGGTTGCAGTAGGTAACGCCCCATAGCATCCTTAACCTCGGAAAGCACATTGAAACCCGACGTATTTGTCATTAAGAACGACGTAGACTTAATGGCAGGATCAACAGCAGTATTAATCATCGTAATAATGTCATCAAACTTAGCTAAGGTTGGCTTCTTTGGCGCGTTGTTCATGGCTTCGATGATCTTAGCGTTGCGGGTAACGACAACTTTCTTGGCAATCCATTGTGATAACCAAGCTAGAATATTATCAGCAGTGTCTTTGAGCAACGAATTAGTAGCCGTGGTAATGCCAGAATAACGATGGATTGTGTATTTGATAATGGACAAACGTGGGTCATCGTTGTCACCAATAGTGGCTGTTTCATCATCTAAATCAGCTAAAGCTGTCACGTCAGTCCACTTTTCGTAAACTCGTGACCCAGTTTGAGTTGTAACAGCTTCCCGATTAACATACTGCTGTAATGAATCGTATTGGCGAACCAGCGTATTAATTGCCGTTTGAATATCTTGAGGAATAGTCAAACCAATTGCATCGCCAGCTTCGTCGGTAGAAGAAGTTACCAAGTTCATAACTTTCGGATCACCTTTAATCATGCCTTGGAAGTTCTTAATGAACTTAGCTTTGATGTCTTCTTCGTCATCATCAAGTCTGGTCTTGTCCTTATCATCCATATTGGCAATTTCTTGAGCCTTGCGTTCTTCTTCCAATTGTTCATGTAAAGCGTCACGCCGAGCAACCGCATTGTCGCGATCTTGTTTCATTGCTTTAAATTTTTCTTGATCAAAGCTGTCATCAAGGACAGCAGCGTTTAACTTGTCGTTCAAGTCTGATACCTTTTGCCCTTGGGCAATCCAAGCATCATTCATTGTGTTGATATTAGCCATTAGTTGGCCTCCTTTTGATTTTTCCCAAATAAAATAGCCAATTTGCTGTTTCGTAATTCAGCAGATTGACTATTAGTAGTATTTTTTTGTTCAGCAGGCTTAGGCTTAGCCTTGTCTGCTTTGTAAATTAAGTTAAGCAGTTTATTAACTGCTGACTTAGGTGGAATGTGTGAAATAGCATTCACCGGTTGTAATTGTTGATCATTAGCAAACATAATTTCGTCAGCGAAGCCTTTATCGACGGCATCACTAGCGGTTAACCATGTTTCGTTTGCCATTAGCTGTAGCAAGTCAGCTTGCTCCATGCCAGTTTTAGCTTCATAAGCACTGGCAATTGATTGATCAATGCCATTTAAAATACTGGCTTCATGCTCCAGATCGTCAGCATTACCAGCTGGTTGTGACCAAGCCTTATGGATCATAATCTGAGCAGTTGGTGAAATGTTGATATGATCGCCAGCCATAGCAACCACGCTTGCCGCACTAGCTGCTAATCCTTGAATATTAACTGTTACATTGCCAGCATAATTCTTCAGCATAGTATAAATCTCACTGGCCGCAAAAACGTCACCACCATTGGAAGCAATGTCGACTTCAAGTGCTTCATCATCACTGTCGTCATCGTCAGTGTTGCCACTGTCATCATTTAAAATGTCAGCAACACCTGAAGGTGATACTGCTGGCATTCCAAAGAACTGATAGAAACCGGCTGTTTGATCATCAACAATATCGCCTTTAATCATCACTTTCTTTGTCATCATTATCACCTCCTTTTCCTGATTGAATCACAACTTGTTGTGTCGTTGGATTCTTAGCATCAGGCATTTCATCTGGAAAATAACCAGTCTGCTGTAATAACCAAGTTGCTTGATCATTGGCAATCGTGCCATCTTTAGCTAGCCCTGATAGGGTAGCTGCAAACGAGTCTCCCAATGGGTCTACAGCAGTCCGTATATTGGCCGTTATCTTAGCATTAAGCTTATTATCCAGCTCAGCTAAAATCGCCTGTAAATAGCGATTAAGGGCATTTGTGTACATGCCTTTAATTTGGTCGATATTACTTTGCTGGTCACCTTGGCCATTCAAATAGCTATCAGGAATGCCAAAAACTTTAGCAATTTGCTTACTCGTCCAATCCGTTTGGCTTAACAGCTTAGTAACATCGGCTTTCATTTCTAGCGGCTTGTAATCTTCAAGTTGATCAATAACTACCGGGCCACCGTTTGACTTGTTCACCTGTTTCATGAAGTTACGTGAACGGCTGGCCTTCATCTTCTCACTTAGCAGCCCACCGTGCTGAATAGACAGGACACCAGGAGCGCTAATTGAACGTGCTAGTGCAGCCAGCGTTAAACTGTTAGATGAACTCTTGACTTGTAACTCATTCGATAATGCTTTTAATGGACTGTTACCCGTCATACCGCCATCAGTACTAGCCCAGCGAATATGAATCATGTCAGACTGTGGTACATATTGCAAAATACCCAAGTTAGGCTCATCAAAAGTAACCGTATAGGTTAAGCCACTCCCGTCATCCAATAAGTAGGTTTGCACTTGGCTCGGTCGCAAATATTCCCAGCGTAGATCTAAGCCATTAGGATTACGCCAACGATATGCAAAGCATTCACCACCCAATAACAATTGTGAATACATAGACTGCCAAAACGTGTGACCGTTAGCTGTCGTACTAGGATTGTTTAGGATTCCCTGCGCTCGTGGCATATTAGCCATTAATTGTACCGTGGCTAAGTCTCCAGATATTTGATTAACTGCTGAATAAATATCTGAATTTTCCAAAGCATCCTTGGCACTAACATACTCATTACTACCAGTTGGCGACAAAAAATTAACGATATTATCGTCTTCTACTGGTACGCTTTGAATACTAACTGAATTATTTTTTACCGTTGGTGGTTCAAAAAAGGGCATTATTAATCACCTCCTTTTTGGCCAGCTGTTACGACTTCCGAAAGCCATCCAACTAAGAATAAAGCTACCGCGATTGCTAAGACGCCTTGTGCCTGTCCAAACAAAAAGGCTGCATACACTCCAGCAACCATACCTAGAATGAAACACAGTACATCAAAGTAATGCCAGATAGTCGCAAAAAATTGTTTAAAAATCATCAATATCATCTCCTAGCAATCCTGACTCCGGGTTATTAAACCATTCAAGAACTTGTTTTTCGCTCATGCGTTCGACCTGTTTATCAGGATTGTTTACGTCTGAAAAGTCTTCAAAGTGATACATGGCTTGGAATAAAGCATCAATTAACGCATCTACAACATCAATCTTCAACGTGGCCTTAGCTTTATCGACTTGAATACCAATTTTGTCTTCATAAATTTCAGCATTTAGTAATGCTTTTTCCATAATTCGATCATCGAAGCGGTCAACTGACCCTTCAACAAACATCGTCTGCAAAAACTTAGTTGGATCCTTCAATTCACTAGTCCGTTGCCGAATGGCTTGCAATGGCCAGCCTGAATTCAAATCCAATTGTTTGATTGTAGGTGTTAGCCCCCACGCGTCATAGCCGAAGAAAACAACTTCCAGTCGATGCCGTTCAACAAAGTTAAGTAACCACTGATAAACCTGCTCGTCATTAATCAGTCCTTGCGGATGGCTACTAATTGTACAAAATCCCTTTTTAGCTAAGTCCCGATAATTAATACCGTCTTGTTTTTCTTTAGCTTCAATCGAACCAGCTTTCTGCCACGGAATAAAGCTGTGCTGATAAATAAACCATCGTGGTTTGTCATTGTTATCGCGATAAGGAAATACAAACGCTAGCGCCGTGTTATCACTAAACATCGAGTAGTCAAAACCAATATAAACTTGCCGATCATCAAAACTAAATGACGGCACAATGGATTTTTCAACGTCGGGTAGTTTTAAGAAGCTGTCGGCCGATTGTTCTAGCCACAAGTTGAGGTTCTTATTCTGAAAATCATTGAGTGTACCTGACAAGGCATCAGCATCACGCTTATCTGTCAAACCATTTAGCAGTACTTCTCTTTGACTTGGCAAATCTAGCAAGGGATTGCTTTTAACCCACATATCAGGCTTATACGTTTCATCAAGATTATCTTGAGACCAAATAAGCCCTAAATATGTATCAGCGTCACGTAAATAATCTTGTTCCATTGCTTGCTGAATCATGCGTTCGTCATCATGAAATGGAACTGTAGGGTCAGGATATGCCGTTGAAATTTGAATGAATTGCTTATTGCGTACCTTGACCTGCCCCGAAACGATTTTAGAAATCTTCTGCCGTGTTTTTACTTCGCCAATTTCATCAAAAATAGCAGTCGTAAAGTGAAAGCTATCGTACTGGCCGGCTTCGTGACTGATTGCCAGTAACTTATTATTAGTCTTGCTCATTGTGACTTGATCGGCCTGTGATGAAAGTGTCCGTGTATCCAATCCACTATCTTTAATTAGTGTTTTAAATGGTTCAATCGTTGCAATCTTGGCTAGCATCGACTTAATGTAGCCTAGAATCTTGCTCGTTTGTTTGTAATTAATAGAAGATACTAAGTAATCTTGGTTAGATAATCCCAATGACTCAATTAAATAACTATAGGCAGTGATAATCGCCATTAGATAAGTTTTACCTTGGCCACGTGCAACGGAAACAATTGCTCGTGAGAAGCGCTTGCCACCGTCATCATTACGCCAGCCAACCAGCATAGCCATAATGAATTTTTGCCACGGCATAAGCTTAGTTGGCTCACCCGTATCAACGTTCGGGCAGATGGCAGCAAATTTAAGCACTTGATCTACTTTCTTAACCGAATAAGTAAAGGGAAATTCAACGCTACCTTGCCGTTGTAAGTCTCGAATATGGCGAAAAGCCGCTAGCTTAATCAGATAGCCAGTGGTTACCTTCTCATCGAGGACGTCAAAGGCATACTTTGTGCCCGGATCAGTGTATTGCTGGCGAATTGCTGAGCAGTCTAATGATTGATAAGCCCCAATAACATCATGTGTTTGTGTTAAATCAATCTTCATTATCAGTCTCCTAGAAATTCTTTCATGCGATCACTGATACTTCGCTCGTCTTTGTGATCATCTAAGTTCAGCTTCAACAAATCACTGCGCGATTTTGGCGACAATCCTAATTCAGCGCCTAGTTTAGTCAGGTTTTTAACCGCTGAATCGTAAATTTGTGTCATGGGATTACGCTTGTAACCCACGAAGTCTCGACCAATTTTTTTACCGGTCTGATCTTGTAACGTTTTATAGATTGCTTGGACTTCACCGTTTTCCTGAATATGTTTATACGCATTGCGATAAATCTCATATTGGGAAGCATATTGCTCTACAAGCCCACTATCAATGCGCTTAACCGGGGTATTTTCTTCTAAAAAAGGCACTAATCGACGCCAAACGACCTTAGCTTGCCGGCCTAAGTAAGCTGGCGGTGTGCGCGTTAATTGACCATCGTTGACGTCTTTATCCATTTTTTTCATTTTATCTGCCTCCTTTTATTATTTGGTGACCCCCCCTACCTAAAAATTTTCAAAAATTGTTTCTATCACAAAATAACGGCAATGAGTGTGCTTTGGGGCTCGGTTCGAAGGGCGGGGGGTATAACAATTATTCAAGCACGCTGGAACCTCATTCCATGTGTCGTTTTCTTTTTATTATTTAAACAATCATAGATTCCACTTGGTGAAATCCCAAAATATTTTGCTGCTCGTCTTACAGACTGAAATTCTTTCTGCTTGTCGTTAAATAATGCTTTAACCCGAATGCTTACGGATGGATCACGCCTAGAGAGTAAACCGTGGTATGCATTGTTGTATTTTCGTGTACACCACTCTAAATTTTCTACAGCATTATTAGTTTTATCCTCATCCTTGTGGTTAACCTCTTTCAATCCATCAGGGTTGACCACAAACGCTTGGGCCACTAACCTGTGAACTTTTGGCCGGTACTGCTTTCCGTTGTAACTTAGTAGCACATCTTGATAACCATCCGGTCGGCTTCTGTTTGTTAAAATCTTTCCATGACGAACTCTGCCATTAACAAACATATCAAGTGAACGTACTCTTCCAAAGCTGCTAACTTGATACCGACCAGCAAACCCTGTTATATTCTTCCATTGTTCAATCATGTTGTGTTCCCCCATTCATCAATACATTAATAGTGCTCACGTCAGTAATCTCATCAACTTGTCTTTGCAACTCATTACCTTGACCTGTACCATAGTAGCTTTGTTCCCAGTCCGTCTTAGCACGATGACACTTCCTACAGATAACAGCCAAGTTATCAACGCTAGATTTCAATGTTTCATCAAACTCAATCGGCACGACGTGATCGACTGTTTTTGCCGGTGTAATAATGCCTTGCACTTTACAGTAAGCACATAAGTAATGGTCACGCTCTAGGACTTGTTGTCTTAGGTGTGACCATTGCCTTGTACGATAGAAGCTGTATTGCTGACGCTTGTCTTCATTGCGATAACGCGTGACCGTGTTGTACTTGTGTGTGTATTGTTTGTCATTGCTACGTGCCCAACGTTGCCGACTAGCCAAGTACTCAGCTTCATGCTCATAGTGCTGCTGACAATAGTGGTCAGGGAAAGCAACCATTGCATGGCAGTTAGGATAACGGCATCTTCTTGTCCTTGGCATGTTGCTTTCTCCGTTTCTTTTCCAAACTAAAAGCGCCATGCTGTTTTGCACGACGTTTCATCCATTTATCTAAGCGGGCATCCATCTCCGCTTCTTGTGGCGTGACGTACCCGTATTTTGTATTAATCATCTTTGCCATGCTTGAACTCACCGTTAACCACAACCACTTTATCTGAGTCAATTAAAGGATTGGCTTCAATGAACTGCTCCTTTGCTTTGGCCATGATAGTCTGTGCTTCCTGATACTCTGAGTTAGTATATCCTGATAGTACCCAGTAACCATCGTGCGTGTGTGATACTTCCATTCCACTCACCTGCTTTACTTTACTACGATCCAACATATGTGCTTCCACCAGATCAATGATTGAATCCAGTGCTTCATCAGATATACGAACACGACCAACGTTGTCAGGAATAAATCCTTCTAGCGACTCGCTCGCTTTCTCTGGCTTAAGACTAAGCGAGTGTTTCCCGTGAGCTGGCACCGGTGCTGTCCTATTTTTTCCAAACATGTTGCTTTCTCCGTTTCTTTTCCAAACTAAAAGCGCCATGCTGTTTTGCACGACGTTTCATCCATTTATCTAAGCGGGCATCCATCTCCGCTTCTTGTGGCGTGACGTACCCGTATTTTGTATT